ATATATGATCGTATTGGAGGGGGTGATCATTTCTATACAGGTGACCAGCCTAGTGATGATATTAGAGGAACAGAACATGATGGGCCTGATAGAAATCCTACTACTGGTCAAGTGACTGCTGCAGGTGATGCACAAGAAGATGATGCTAGGTATCGTATTAGTAGTGCTGCGTCGATTTCGGTTAAAAGTTCTTGGGATTTTAAACCTACTTATCAAGGTAGAAATCGTTATCGTGGTCTGATTAGACGAGTTAATGTTCGTAATGAGGGTGGACGGCCTGATATATGGACTTTTAATCTTGAATTTGTTGTTATTAAGAATGAAATGCAACAAAGGGTTGTGTAATCTATGCCGTATTTAGGGAAAACTCTGTTTCAATACTCTGATTCGCTTAAATTAGATAGAACTAAACAGGAACGTTGGACATCAGAGCCTCTTTTTATTACTTATTCTTTAATGGATAGTCTTGGTACCCGTAGTAGGGTATTAAGAATCGTAATTTCTAATCCTTTAAGTGCTAGGACTAATTGGTATTCTCCTATGGTACGAGTTCGTCTCCTTGAGGAATATGGAGTCCCAGCATTCTTAGGTCGTGTTGTCAGTATTGAGCCAGATTATGCAAATCAACAACTTATATTGATGTGTAGAGACTTTTTAGATGATATTTCAGACCGTACTGTTGAGGCAGCTGATTCTAATGGTACCCATACTGCTGTCACTCGTAGTTATATAGCACAGAAAATCTTAGATGAAGACACTTACAAGCCTACAATAGGTGGAGATTTAGATAGAACTTTAATACGTAGACTTAAGATGGTTCCGTCTACTTATAATGAGACTGTTTCTCGTAATTACAGTCAAAGAGGTAATTTTCAAACAGTTAGCGGTGGTACGGGAGCAGATTATCAGTTTCGTGGTGTAAAAACAGGTATGGAAGCCATAGGGGAGTTAGCGGCAGAAGATCCACAACAGGATTTAATGTCTTTTTACTATACACCTACCCCAACGAACCCTTCTAATGCCAACTATACTTCTAATCCTCAACAATATCCTCGTACTTATTGGTTAGATTTAACTCGTACTATTGTTGACGGTAGTACTCACTTTGTAACTCCTCAGACTGCTCAAGATACCACTACTCCTGAGTCTGCTGATATTTTATATTTTGGCTCAAACAGTAAATTTGATGGTCTGCGTTATACCTTTTTAAGTCATGGTACTTCTATTGAAAATGGTACATATGCTGGTAATTTACAGTGGCAGTTTTGGAATGGTACTGCTTGGACTGGGTTTACGCCAACAGCAGATGCTAAATTTAGTGTAGATTCTGGAAAGCTTTATGGGACGACATATTGGACTGTTAGTAATTTAACTAATTGGGGTAAACGTGATTTAGGTACTACGCCTGATATGCATACGGCTAATGATGCTACTCAAAGCTGGGCAGCACCGTGGGCCTCTTCAGGAACTACTTTACCTGAAGATGTACATAGTGCCGCTATTTCTAAGGTAGATCATGGGGATGATAGGCGTAATACTAATAGATATTGGGTTAGAGTGTATGTTCGAACAGGTAGTATCACTATAGGTAAAGTTAATACTGTCGAACTTTATACTAAACCTAATCTATTCCATGATTTTCGATGTGAAGACCCTGCTTATTTTTCTGAAGTATGGAAGTATGTACATGATGCTGCTGGTAGTGGTTGGTCTACTGGACGTGATGGGCCTGGAGGTACGTGGACAGCTTTAAATATGACTGAAGGTAATGCAGGTGCTGGTAATCGTTTATTGTGGAATAATTCTTCCGAACAGACTACTTTTATACCTAATGCGACGACCACGTGGTATTTTGGCTCAGAATATCCGTTTAATGGGGTTGAATTTCATGCAATTCAACCAGCTAGTCCAGATTATTCAAATGTAAAGTGGGTTTGGCAGTTCTATAGTGCGTATTATGCAGGCGCAGTAAATCCAGGTGAACCGTGGCAAACGATATCAGGCTTAACTATATCGGCAAATACACTTGATAATCCTACTGTTATCACTACTGAGCGTCATAATTTAACAACTGGAGATTCTGTAACTATTTCTGGGGCTAATTCATCTCCTACTATCAATGGTACACATACGGTTACGGCAATTAGTGCGACTACTTTTTCTGTTCCTATAAATGTAACAACCGCCGGTACTGCCGGACATGTGGTTTGTAATAACCGTATAACGGCTTCTGAGGCTATGGGAGCTACAGGAGATGCTGCTTGGAAATTAGACATTGGGGCATCTGATGTAACTAATGAATATAATCTGAATGTACGTTGGGATACAGATAATTTTTATGCTACTGGGTCTGATGCATTTAATTTTGATGTAGCGCAGACGGAATATGTAAAATTCCACATGCAGGATGATTACCCTTACAGTGATATGGTATCAGGTCGTTCTTATAAAACTATGAAATATACGAGTGGAGTAGGAACCAATAGTATTTCGGATGCAAATCCTACCATCATTACTTCAGCGGCTACGGCAGGTGGCTCTACAGTCAATCATAATATTGAAACGGGACATAGAATTTTTATTAGAGGGTCTAACTCCACTCCGTCTGTAGATGGCGTTCATACTATTACTAAAGTTTCTGCTAATACGTTTAGTATTCCTATAAATGTTAGTAGTACTGGCAATACTGGAAGTATTTCAACTTGGACTAACCCTCCGAGTAGTAGAGTTTTGTATTGGGTACGTTGTTATATAGCTTCTGGTACTCCTACTAATGCAGCGATGCTTCGAGATGTTAAAACGGCCCCTGTTGGGATTTTTAAGTATTTTCCTAGAGGGAAGGAGCCTTGGGTTTATAATGCCAATACTACTGTTCAAGGAACTACAGCTACGAGAGACATTCAATATTGTTATAGGTATGATACTTCGGCTAGTGCTGGTTCTAAATTTACAGATTACAGTCAGGAAATTGCATCAACTACTTCTGGAACCAGTTTACGTGTAGTAGGTAATATATTAGCGAATCCTACGGTTGTGACAACTGATGGGGCCAGTTTAACTATTAGTTCTAATACTGCTGTGGCATCAACCGTGATAACAACTTCTGCGGCTCATGGGATGGCTACAGATGATTTCGTAGTTATTACCAATAGTAACTCTACCCCCAGTATCAATGGTACTTATGAAGTAACTGTCACTGGAACAACAACTTTTACTATTCCAGTAGTTGTTACCAGTGCTGGTAGTGCTGGTACTGTCGTTCCAACTATTCTTCATGGACTTACTACAGGTCATAAAGTTGTTATTACTGGATCGAATTCGACTCCTAGTATCAATGGTACGCACACCGTAACTGTTTTAAGCACTACCACATTCTCTATTGCCGTAAATGTAACAACTGCTGGATCAGCAGGAACCGTGGTTCCTGAGAAAGTCTATGCGATGGATAATGGACAGATTGGGGACGCTGTTTATTTCGGTATGAATGAACCTTTTTCAGCCATTCGTTTAAATCTTACTGATGTCTTGAGTTCATCATCTGCGGGATATTCTGGTGTTATATATGAATATTTTCAAGGGGAGACAACAGATGACTGGACTACGATAACTCAATTTGATGAAACTGGTGATTTCACTCGTAGTGGACTTAGTGAAGTAACTTTTGATAAACCTTTTAGTTGGAAAACTTGTCAGCCAGGAGTTAAAGAGGCTAATGCTACCGATCAAAGTTTTGGCAAGACTGCTTATTACGTAAGGGCTAGATTAGCTACTAATACTAGTACTCCAGCTACTTCTGCTGCCAAGATAAGTCAAGGATTTGTTGGCCCTAATTTTTGGCATCCTGGTATGGAAGTTGGTACTATTTCTGGAGCAACGTCAGTTAGACATTCAGATCCAGCTACTTATGGTTTGAGTTTATCAGAAGATGAAAATGATGGTGATCAAACTCATGTAATTTCATCTTATTCTTTAAACGATAAGCCCATTGAATTCGTTAATAAAGTAAGTGTTAGAGGACGTAGTGGCGCATATGGCGTGGCGGAAGATGCAACTAGTATTGCAACTTATGGATTAGTTAAGGAACGTTTGGTTGATGATTCCTCTTTAAGTAATTCTTTACAATGTGAGACTAGAGCACGTGCTCTTTTAGAGCAATTTAAGCCTGGAGCTACAAGTACTTTTAGAGAATGTAAGATTAGAATTAGTAAGTCTCCTGTATATTCATTATTAAAACGTCCTTTGTTTTTAAGAGCAGGTGATAGGGTTAATGTATCCATTTCTCAAGAAGGAATCGCAAATGAAGTATGGTTGGTTTATTCTGTTCATTGTAAATATGGACAAAATGCTGGCTGGGAATGTGATTTAACTTTATTTAGGGATATGACTACTGTTTTTGAGTCTGGATCAGCAGAACGTCGGCTTCTTAGAGACTTAGTAGCTAGGTCTAGAGAGACTGCTAATGCCGTCTTCCAGCCGTTAGATAAAGCTGTAGTAAGTGGATTAGATTTCTTACCAGAAGGCCCAGGACGTGCCGTAGGGAGAGAAGAATATGCACCGATTCTGGATGAGTTAGGTGTTATACCCGAAGGGGGAAGCTCTGTAGCTACTTATCTAGATGAATTTCGTTGGACTAAGAAGTTATATTCCAATCATCAAACTAGAGAGACACTTGATAAAGACTTAATGCGTATAGACCATCTTGGAATCACTGCAGCTGAAGATGGTGTTGCTTCTGGTGGAGCAGGATTAGGGTTTATAGCTAGGGATAAGCGTGTTAGCGGCGGTACTCCAGATTTTCATCCTGGGACTGATGAAGCTACTCTGTATCTTCGTAATTCGGCTACTGTAACGGAAGGTACTGGTCTATATATAGCTCATAGAGATATTTTTAATAGTGGCTCTACGTATGATGAATGGAATACTGATACTCCTAAGATAAATGCGGAAGTGATGGTGGGATTTACTGGATTTGTCAGTCATGCTGATTTAGATTCATCTGGGAATTTTAATATCGTTTTGCCTGCGTTAGATTCTGCCCCATTAATTTTTACCAATGTGTGTGGACATGAAGCTGGCAGTAGTGGTAGTGCTGGTAACTGGACTAATGCCGCTTGTACTATTACTAGATGGACAACTTCGAGTGGTAAGTATACTACTGCTCAGATGCATGTAACTGCTTATGGAAATTCTTTAACTACTAGTGGAACAGGTTTAACTAGTGCTTCAACTCAATTATCTGGACAGACTAATCAAGGCTATTATGATATTTCCGTTATAACAGCAGCTAATCCTACAGTTATTACTATCCCCTATAGTTTACCGAATGGTAGACCAGTGTGGATTGGTGAGTCGAATTCAACTCCTACCATTGATGGGTTATATTCGTTAGCTAATAGGGCTGGTAGTGGGCCTTATACATATGAGTTAGTATCGTTTAATACTTCAGTATTTCCAGTAGCTGTTACTGTTGCTGGCACGGCGGGAAAAATGATGTCTATATCACATAATCACAATTTTGGTAGTCTCTCTGCACATACTCATACCGTATCCTCTCATACTCATACTCATAATCAGGCTGCTGATTGGAATTATGCTAGTGCTGGTGGAGGTATAGGGATTATGTATGCTGTAGTCTATAATAGTGGGAAGAATACAACTGGCTTAAATTCTCACTTCAGTCAGAATCATGTTAGTCATCCATAGGACGTATAATGGCGACGATTGATCAAAGGGTAGGAAAACTTAGTTTTATTATCAATGATTCTAATGATGTTACTAGTCTTACGGTAGCAGTGTTTTACAAAAGGCTGAGGGATGAGTGGGTAGGGGGAGAAATAGAACATCCTGACCATCCTGGGTTTTCTGCTAGTAGAGAGATAGAAGAATCTTTGACTGTTTGGGATGAACTTTCAGTTGCTGAGAAGAAAGCTGCACAAACATTGTTTACTAAGTTGAAGGCGTTAGTTGAGTCTGTAGAGTGATTAAAAATTGATTTCGATAATCGCTTGACTTGGGTTCTCAGGTTTGCTATAATACACTTCCAGTGAAGAAAAAGAAGGGAGCGTATGGAACCCGAAGAAATAGAACGCACGTTAATAAGTTCATTAAAAACACCAGAACATCTAAATATCTTAAGACAGAAATATCGGTTATCCTCCAGGCACTTCCCCTATTATACTGACGAAGCTCAGTTCATTTGGGACTACATCGAGAACCAGGGTACGGCACCGGATTTTAATCTGATTGCTGCTACGTTTCCTGAATTCAAATATACCCCCACGGACTCGTTTGACTATATAGCCGAAGTTTTTCGCAAAGATTTTGTACGGCGTGGCATCTACACGACCATTGAAGGTCATGAAACCACTATTGGTAAGGATAGCGAGGCTGCTCTTGTCGGTATAATTCATCAACTTCAAAATTTACAACGTCATGATGATATGAGTAGAGTGGTAATCGACTCGGAAGCTATGAATAGGTTCGATGCCTATAAAAATAGAGCCGATGGTATCGCTAATCAACGTTTGTGGTGGGGGATAGAGCCGTTTGATAATTATCCCGTAATGATGTTACGTGGGCAGATGGTTGGTGTGATTGCCGATACTAAAGTAGGAAAATCTTGGCTAGGGCTAAAGATTGCTCTAACTAATTATCTACGTGGTAATAAGATAGTTATTGTGTCTCCAGAGCTAAATAGAACCCTTATGGAAGCACGTGTAGATACCATACTAGCTTATGATTCCGGTTTCCCAATTTCACATGAGAAGTTGTTATACGGTGTACCGGGTATTGAAGAGAATTACCAGAAATATCTGGATACCATTGATAAGTCAAACTTGATATTCTATTTAAATACCCCATCGGATAAATTTACAGTATCTTCAGTAGCGTCAATAGTAAAAACAGATAAACCAGATTTAGTTCTTATTGACGGAATATATC